TCTGACACTCGGTATGACTGAGTTCCAGTGTAAGCCCCCAACAAAGCGGTTGAAATTTAACATTAGTAACCTTCCTTTGCAAGTTATCTATTGATTGCGTGTTTTCCTGCATCCAACATCCGGCAGGTTACACAGAGATCATCTCGCATAATCCAGCTGCCACACTTATTGCATCTCACCGGCTCGCTCATGTGCCCTCTCTAAAAGTATATCTACAAGCTCTATAAACGGCCTACAGTGTCTTTTAGATACAAAGTAACACTCAACTTCAATTTGTCTAGCATGATCATAAATAGTAGCAATTGTCCAAAATTCCCTAGTTGCCACTGGTATTGCAAAGATGCCCTTAGATATTTGACTTAAATAGACATAGGCAAAGGGTTTGATTATCTTTTGATCAAAGCCATAAACAGTATCTACCAGGATTAGAGCATGAGGGAAGTCATCTGCCCCATCAAAGCTTATGGCTCTACTTTTGACCTCTAATACAAGCTGATCAACAATTATATCCTTCTCATTTTTAGTCTTATCTGCAATCTTGTCATGCGTGGTAGCAATGCTAAACTCAGGCACATCAACATTAGGCACACCATAAGACCTAAGCAAACTAGCTACATAATTGTTATAACCATGACCCTCAGCCATAGCTTTGTGATAATCAAAGGTCATTGCCTACACCCACAAAAGGCACAAACTTTCCTGTTGCCTTCACGCAATAACCTAGGGTCATTACAAGAAACACAACGATCAGTCCAATTCACTATCTCAAGCTCTACGCCCTTGTCAGTAAATTTAGCTTTGACTCCATGCTGATCAATCATCTCCATGTCACCCATTTACCGACTCCTTAAAGTACCAGTTGCCGTTACTTGACTGGGTTGCCCATTTAGCAGGGCATCCTTTACCACACTCACAGACATATCCCTTAAAAGGTTTGCCTGTAGTTTTTGAGATGCCCTCTTTGAATCGCATCCTTGAGCCATCTTCACAAACTTGCTCAGGTAATGTACCTACCTCACGCATAACTACATCCGGTGCATTTCTGACAGCTTCGGCAAAAACCTCAGCTGCGTGGCGATCTGCGCTTTGTATATCATCTAATAAAGCTGCCTTTGGCTCTACTGACCAGGTTGTAGCTCTTGCCATTGACTCTTTAGGTGCAGTTTTGTTTGACCCTTTAAGCAATGTTAGGCATCTAGCAATACAGCTTGTAGCAGTATCTTCAAGATACCACTTACGCATGTGAGCAGGGTAATCATCCCTTTCACCCTTGGCATAATTAGTAACAGCCGGGTTTGCATCATTGCTATCTCTGTACAAACTGCCTTTGAATACAACAATGCCTTTGTCAAGATTGATCTCTACAAGCTGTAGATCTATCCGGCCAAGTGGATAGTTATTTAGAAACCATCTATTTAATGTGGCCGCATCTTCATATTGTGTTAGATCTATCATTTCATTTCCTTATCCAAAAGACTTACAACCTTTTCCTTAAGATATTCATTGTCAGCTTCAAGCATTTTTTGGCGCATAGATGGATGACTTCTTACAGTAAATTTCTCCACTTTTACACTTGATTGTTTAGCATCCTGTAAGCCACGCTTGTAGCCACTCTTAAAACCTTTGTCGTAGCCATTTTCAACTGCGACCATCCAAGTAACACCTATTAAAAGTGCAACTAATGTAAATAAACTAATTGTTATTAACCATCCATATATTTCAGAGCTCATATTTCACCGCTTCCTTGAACTTGTCTAACCAATAACCCTCAACCATTGCAGCTGAGAGCCTACCTCTGACCTGAGATGCACCCATTGATTTATGAGCGTATGCCCTGATTAGAGAAGCTTTAACATAGTGACTGCGTTTGCTATCAACATACGCACCACTTTCTTTGTCGTATTTAACAATTACCATGTCATCAATTTCATTAAGTCCTCTGGTAGATCTACCGGTGCGACATCATTTACTATTTTGTATGGTGTACCACTTGGATGTATTGATGGTGGTAGCACTACATAGCCTTTATGTTTTATATCTATACCGGATATTAGTTTGCCCTTAAATTGCGTGGCCTTTTCTACATAGAAATATATGTGGTAGCCATCATGTGTAGCTACAACATGTGTATTGCATTTGAAACAGCGATCTAATAGCTCATAAAACTTAGGATCTCTGCAAGCATTTCTAAAATCAAAATCTAATACAACTAAACTGGATTGTGATATGCCAAGGCCAATGTTTAGCTCTTGATCTGCAAACCATTGATCAATCTTTTCTTGATCTATTGTTGCATCTAAATAACCATGTCTTAAAAATCTTGCCGGCTCTTTAGATTGTTTTTTAAGTGGCAGTACAAACCAGCCCTTTTGTGCATACTCTGTAGCGTTCATACAGTCACCGCTATTTTGTCTGCATACGCAGTTTGCCAATCAAAATTGTTAGCGTCATCTATTGCATACGCTTTTTTTACTCTGTCCTTGTGTAATTCAGCTGCTCTATGACCAGATGGTCTTTTGCAACTTGCGCCAGCATTAACTAAACATGTTGGACACTCTGAAGATTGTGGGCAAACATCCCCACGGGTAACACCTTTACACCACTCACATTTTGTTTCTGTATATTTCATATTAACCCCCTTCAAGGTCAATTGCATTTACAAAAGCAATTAAAGCATATCCCACTGACAAATGCAATTACCCAAAGGCTTTTCCTAGCGCGGCGAAGCTGCCGTCTGTGTTAAAGCGGATCATTTCAAAGCTAGGGTTGCCACGCTTGATAGTCATAATTACAGCCCCAGCTTGCCAATTGGCATAATAACCGCCCTTAGCCAGATAGCGCATCTTAGAGATATTACATGTATGACCTACCTCTATACCTACTAAAACCCTCTGTAATCGGCCATTAAAGGCCTCTGAGTGGCATGTGTAGCCCATCCTATGACTATGCCCTGCGATTACAGACCGACCCCAGCGTTTTGCGATATTTAACGCGCTTGAACCGCCGACCCTAGACAGGTTGCCTTCATCCCCATGGCAGAGTACAAACTCAGTGCCGGGGATCTCATACGGCTTTTTTGCAAAGTAGATGCCAAGATCTTCATAGCCCATAAATTTTTCATATTGCAGCTCTGGTAAAGCCATCAAGCCGGGTATCTGACTGACTGCACTAAATAACCTATCACCATGATTGGATCTTGAAACTACATCTGTCTTTAGATCATACAAAATATCTTTGCAAAGATCTCTGTCAGCATTTAGTGTTTGTTGAAATGACTCAGCTTTGCCTTGACTGTATTTTGAGATTGTATTTAGGTCAAGCTCATCTCCTACATTTAATACAAGATCAAACTTGAAAGTATTTACTAGTTTTTTTAGATTAACAATTGCCTCATCAAATTGAAATGGCACCTGGAGATCACTACAAATTAAGTAGCGAGCATTAAAAGACTTGTCGCGCTTAATCTAATTCCTCATCATCATCCCATGGCTTAGACAAAGGATCTTTTGTATCTACAATCCAATCCGGATATGATGACCGATCCATTGCAAAAGCTAAACTTGTACTTTCATCCATACCAGCTTTGCGGCAAGCAAGATAAACTTCATTAGCTGCAATAGCCCAAAAATCTAATTTAGTTAAAGGCGTGTCTTTAGTTGTGCGCCTACGCTTTGCTACTTTTTTTACTTTGCGTTTAGTTGCCATGAGCTAATTGTAAATCATAAAACACCGGATATAGCTCTGTGGACACCTTCCTCAAGACTAATCTTTGGTGTGTAGTAATCACTCATCATTGTTGGATCACCTACGCGGTAGGCCACCCCTGCCGGCTTATCTGACAATATATTAAACCTAGGCATCTTTGTGATCCCAAGAGTTTTTAAGGCTATCTGTGACAGCTCTAAGAAAGTAGTAGGCCTACCTGTACAAAGATTGACTGTCTGATTGCAGTTGTTTTGCGCCATTGTAACTACAGCATCTACTACATCATCAATGTGTATGAAGTCCCTAGTAGTAGTTGCACGCCCCCATATATCAAATGGATTTGAGTTAAGTATTGCCCTCTGCATAATTGATGGAAAGGGGTAAGTCATATCTTGATCAGTGCCGTAGCCACTAAAAGGTCTAAGGATTAAAACCTGTGTACCCATCTCACGCAGGTAACTCATCAACATTTCACCTGTTAATTTAGCCCAGCCATAGCTCATATCAGGTGCGCCAATTTTCTTAAAGTTTAGATCTTTTTCTTTTAGCTTATGTTTTTTTGTTAAGGTTTGTAGCTCTGTTGGATAGGCAGCGGATGAGCTGAAATAAACTACATAAGGCTGCTCTGTAACCATGCACCAATTGGCAAACTCAGCATCAATAGCAAGATCTACAGCTAAACTTAAAGGCTCATTTTCTATCTGTTGCCGACCACCTACAATAGCTGCAAGGTGTATTACAAGATCATATTTTTTTGTTTCTAATTTGAAAAAGTCCCGGCAATCTGTACCATTTTTTAGATCTACTAAAGTCAATTGCGCATAAGGTAAGGCACGCCTAAAGGCTCTGCCTACAAAGCCATGTGAGCCGGTGATAAGGACTTTCATTTAAGTGCATGTACAAGATCTGCATACTCTTTAGATCTTAGGTAAGTTTGTAAGGTTAGTAGATCTTGCTCATACCATTTAACTTGATTAACTCTTTCATAACCTTCATCCATCTCAGCTTTACCAGCTGCCGGGTGCAGGTGTTCAATGATCACATCTGGTAGATAAACAAGACAGCCAAGATCTATTGCTAATTGTTTTACAAAGTTATCAAAATACAAATGTATGCAACCGGGAAAAGTAATACCTCTTAGCTTATCAACAATATCTCTGGTCATTGCATAAGCTGTAGGTAAGTTTTGACCTTGTAGCAAGTCATCACCATAGGCAATGCCACTTTTACCCATT